CGGTATCTGCCTACTGTTTGCAGTTTAACGACTTTGCAGGGGCAAAACTTACCGTCATTACCACCCTTGCCAAATACCTTGACCCCATCAATTTTGACAACGGTAACCCCACCGCTTCTGATGAATGTAAAGAGCAAATTTGGTTTGTGGAACAAAAAACATCAGAAAATGCCCAACAAGTTACCTTTGAATTATCCAACCCTATTGATTTGGAAGGTCAAAAAATCCCTGTCAGAGAGATTACCAATTACTGCCACTGGGCGGTTGTGGGTAAGTACCGTGGCGAAGAATGCGGCTATACAGGGGCGGCCATGTTTGATGAACACGACAACCCTACCGACAACCCCATCATGGATAAATGCGGTGGGCGTATGAAATCGTGCGTGTGCCGATTTGGTAAAAATAAGCCGTTACCCTTTGGTGGCTGTCCAGCCAGCAGTCTAATTGGCTCATAGGAGTTAAGATGAAATTAACCAAACAATTAAAAGCCGACATCATCTCCCACGCCTTTGACTGCTACCCTGCCGAGTGCTGTGGGCTAATTGTGGATAAAAAGTACATACCTTGCACCAATAAGGCAACCGATGATGAGCAATTTATCCTTTGCCCCAAAGATTTTGCCCGTGCTGAAAGTTTGGGTGAGATACAAGCCATCGTTCATAGCCACCCTGACGGTGGCGTGTTACCGTCTGATTTGGATAAATTACAAATTGAGCTACATGGCGTGCCGTGGGTCATTGTGGCGGTGTCAAAACAAGATTATGGCGATGAGCCGTCATTTGGCGTATATGAACCGTGTGGGTACAAACCGCCCTTATTAGGGCGAAGTTACATTCATGGCGTGCAGGATTGTTATAGTTTGGTGCGTGATTATTACAGCCGTGAACTTGGTATTGATTTGCCTGATTTTCACCGTGCGGACGCTTGGTGGGAGCATGAGAACCATGAACCCTTATACGAGAAAAACTTTGCCAAAGCAGGTTTTATTAAGGTGCAAGACAAAAACGACTTACAAAAGCACGATGTGATTTTATGCCGTGTTGGGCGTACCCATCATGTTAATCATGCCTTGATTTGGCTTGGCGATGATGGAGCGTTAAAAAGCGAAACCACGCCTGATTGTGTGGGTAATACCCTAATCTTGCACCACCCCTACGGACGGCAGTCCGTGCGTGAGATTTATGGCAAGGGGTGGGCAGATAGGACGGCGATGGTGGTTAGGCATAACAAACTTCATAAGGGCTGATATGCTCCAAGCTGTCGCCAAGCTCGTTTTCGGCAAGGCGTAACTCATAAGTGCTTTGTAAGTTTAGCCATGTTTGGGCATCACCCCCAAAATAGCGAGCCAGACGTAAGGCGGTATCAGCCGTAATGCCACGGCGTTCAAGGACAATGTCATTAATGCGTGCAGGGGTAACGCCCAGAGCTTTTGCTAGGGCATTGGCAGACATGCCTAATGGCTTTAAATAGTCTTCACGCAAAATTTCCCCTGCGTGTACAGGTCTCATGCCATTTTTAAACATATCGACTCCTTAATGATAATCCACAATCTCAACATCATAAACGCCGTCTTCGCTCCATACAAAGCAAATGCGAAATTGGTCGTTAATGCGTATGCTGTACTGACCTTCACGGTCGCCCACGAGTTTCTCTAAGCGGTTGGCTGGTGGTGAACGTAAGGCATCTAGTGTTACAGCATTATCAAGATAGGTTAGTTTGCGAGTTGCGACCGATAAAAAGTTGCCAAATACACGGCTCTCCCCTGTTTCAAATAGGGTCTTAGTATCTTTACATTTAAAACTTTTTATCATGATAACAACCTGTTGTTTTAAGAGTTTTATTATATACCGATAAACGATAAATTTCAACCATTTTAAGGCAAAACATGAAAACCATCATTTTACACGGCATTTTAGCCAAAAAGTTCGGTAAATCCTTTCGTCTGTCAGTGGGCAGTACCAAAGAAGCCATGCGTGCGTTATGCGTACAGTTGGCAGGCTTTGAAGCGTTTATGATGAACGCTCATAGGCAGGGGTTACGCTTTGCTGTGTTTCATGATAAGCACAATGTGGGCGAAAATGAGCTTGACATGAACCACACCGCTAAGATTATCCGTGTCGTGCCTATCGTGGAAGGCTCAAAAAAAGCAGGTTTGTTTGAAACCATCATCGGAGCGGTCATGGTGGTCGCTGGTATCGTGGTTACAGGCATGACCTTTGGGGGTGCTGGTGCTGTTGGTGCAGGATTGATAGGAGCAGGCATTGGCCTCATGGTAGGTGGTATCGCCCAAATGCTCATGCCATCGGTTGCCACCCAAGATAACAACCAAGACGGCAACAAAGCCAACAAGGGCTTTGGCGGAGCGGTAACCACAATCGCCCAAGGCAATCCTGTACCAATTTTATACGGCGAGCGAGAGATTGGTGGGTTTATTTTGTCCGCCAGTCAGCTTCCAGAAGATATGCTATAAAAAATAAGGATAAAAAAATGACCATTCACGGCTCAAAAAAAGGCAGCAGCAAACCACGTCAGCCCATCATCGCCCCTGACTCTGCTCAATCCAAAACTTACATCAAGATACTCTATGGCTTGGGCGAAGGCGAAATTGCAGGTTTGGCAAATGGCTATAAATCGGTGTACTTAGACGATACGCCCCTACAAAACGATGATGACGAGTTTAATTTTACGGGTGTCAAAGTGGATTTTCGCACAGGCACAAATGACCAAACCTACATTGATGGTTTCCCTGATGTGGCAAGCGAAACAGCGGTTAATGTCGAGCTAAAACACGGCAAGCCCTTTGTTAAAGCCTTTAATAATCTTGACCTTGACGCTCTGCGTGTGCGTATAAAATGGGGGGCATTGCGTTCGCAAAACCCTGATAATGGCGATGTGTCAGGCGTAAAGATTGATTATGCCATCGATGTCAAAACCGACAACGGCGGCTGGGTGGAAGCTCTAAATACATCCATCAATGCCAAAACATCAAACGCTTACGAGCGTAGCCACCGCATTGATTTACCCAAAGCTGGGACAGGCTGGGCGGTGCGTGTTCGCCGTATCACGCCAAACAGCACATCTGAGCTTGTCAGTGATAAAATGTATGTCTCTGCCATCACCGAGGTGATTGACCTAAAATTACGCTACCCAAACACCGCTTTATTGGGGCTAAGATACGATGCCGAGCAGTTTAGCAATGTCGCCAAAATGGCGGCCCGTTGTCGTGGTCTTATTATCAAAGTGCCAACCAATTACAACCCCATCACTCGCACCTATGATGGGCTTTGGGATGGGCAATTTAAAATGGCGTACACTAATAACCCTGCGTGGGTCTATTATGACCTATGCACCGCCGAACGCTATGGGCTGGGTTCTCGCCTGACCCAAAGCATGATTGATAAATGGAGCTTGTACCGCTTAGCCCAGTATTGTGATGAGATGGTAGATGATGGCATGGGTGGACAAGAGCCTCGTTTTACCGTCAATGTCTACATTCAGTCGGCGGATGGTGCGTTTGAGCTACTTTCCAGACTTGCAGGCGTATTTCGTGCGATTAGCTATTGGGACGGTACCAGCATTGTGCTAGATGCTGACATTCCCCAAGACAGCATTTATTCATTCAGCCGTGCCAATGTCATTGATGGTATTTTTGAATATACAGGCACACGAGCAAGAGACCGCCACACCGTCGCCAAAGTTGCGTGGGATAACCCTGCCAACCATTTTAAGACCGAATATGAATATGTCAGAGATGAAAAAGCCATCGCCAAGTTTGGTGTGCGTGTGGCGGACATACAAGCGTGGGGCTGTACGTCCAAAGGACAAGCTCAGCGTGCAGGATTGTGGGCGTTAAAATCTGAACAACTAGAAACACGCATGGTAACATTTAAGGTGGGTTTGGACGGCTATATCCCTGCCCCTGCCAAAGTGATTGAAATCAGTGATGAGCTGTTTGCAGGGCGTGCCACAGGTGGGCGGGTGCTTGGTATCAATGATAAAAAAACCATCATCACCCTTGACCGTGCCATCACAGCCAAAGCAGGCGACACGCTTGTCATCAATGGCGATGATGGCACAAGCCAAAGACGGCAAATCCGCTCGGTCAGTGGCGATAAAATCACGGTAACAAAAGCCTTTGGCGACATCAGCGAGCAAAATGTTTGGGTGCTGGATAGTCAAGATTTAGCAACGATGAGGTTTCGTGTGCTGTCAGTAACCGCTGATGACAATCACCAATTTACCATCACTGCCGTACAATACAGCCCTGCCAAATATGATGCCATTGATACAGGGGCGTACACCCCCGAGCGTCCGATTAGTGTCATCAATCCGACCGTACAAGCTCCGACCAAGTCTGTTAATCTGTCAAGCTACCACACGGTTAATCAAGGCGTAACGGTTACCACGCTTGTCATTGGTTGGGAGCAGGTAACAGGTGCGGTCAAATATACCGTACAGTGGCGTAAAGACAACGGTAACTGGCAAATCCTGCCACCCACAGGCACAAACAGCATTGAAATCACAGGCGTGTATGCAGGAGCGTATGAAGCTCGTGTAACGGCGATTTCTGCCTTTGGGCAAGCAAGCCTAGCCACACATTCAAATCTGACGCAGATACAAGGCAAACAAGGCAAACCGCCACGCCCCGTAAACCTTAGCGTGCAAGGCATTTTGTTTGGCATGAATTTGGGGTGGAATTTTGCCCGTGGTTCTGATGACACCAATTACACTGAGATAGAGGTTAGCCCTGATGGACGCACGCACATCACAACGCTTGGTACTTTTGCCTACCCAACCAATAAGCATGAAATCACAGGCTTACAAGGCAATTTGACCCAGTTTTATCGTGCTAGAATTGTGGACAGACTGGGCAATACATCAGACTGGACAGACTGGGCATTTGGCACGACATCAGCAGATGCTGAAAAAGTGCTTGATATCTTATCAGGTCAAATTAGCCAAAGCCATCTTGACCAATCACTGCGTACGCCGATTGCCAAAATTGGCACAATTGAGAGCAAGATTAGCGGTATTAACAGCAAGATACCAGCTATTGAAAGTAATATTAATAGCTTTAAGAGTAAAATCCCAAGCATTAATAAAATCCCAACGCTTGAAAGTGCGGTAAATTCAGTCAATGGCAATCTTAGCACGCTAAACAGCCAGCTTGCCACCGCTCAAAACGAGCTAAGCACCGCCGTGAGCAACATCGCTACCGAACGAAACCGTATCACATCGGCAATCCGTGATATTACTGCATTGCAATCTGCCAATAATGCCAAAACCCAAGAAATCGCTAATCTTACGCAAACGGTGGGGTCTCATACCTCATCAATCCGTGAATTGGGGGTAACCACAGGGGATTTGTCCCAAAAATACAGCCAAATCAAAACGCAGGCAGATAATGCCATATCTGAAATCAGTGCCATCAAGCAAACCCAAAATGGGCAGGCAATGAGCGTTGAGCGGCTTAATGCAAGATTTGAACATGCCAATCTTTTTAAGGCAAGCAATGCCACAAACGGACACTTTTTGGATGAAAGAAACCGTGGACAACTGACCGCTTGGGATTCTCATCGTGCCAGTGATTTTATTAGCGTCAAAACAAATACCGTGTATGAAATCAAAGCGTATAATGGTGATTTTAGCAATTTGCGTGTAATTTGGCTTGATGAGAATAAAACATTCATCAAAGGCAAAATCATCGCAAGAAATGGCGATTATGCGACATTTAACAGCGAAAACGCCAGTTTTGTACGCATATCAAGTTATTGGAGACGCACCGAGAAAGATGTGTGGGTCATGCAGGTGGCTGGGCTTGCCAGTGATGCAATGGCAGAGATTGAAACCTTAAACCGAACCGTGACCGATACCAATGGTGCTTTATCAGAGCGTATTGACAGCTTACAATCTGACTATAACGGCAATAAAGCCAGTGTGGCAGGTCAGCTAAAAACTTTGAGCGACAAAGATACTACCACCGCCCAAAAGCTCTCTAAAATCAGTGCCAATATTGCCACCATTGAAAACACCGCCAACGATGCCCTAAGCCGTGCCAAAACCGCAACCAGTACCATCAGTACAGAGCAAAAGGCAAGGGTGGATGCAGATAATAGCTTGGCAAGTCGTATTAGCACCTTAGATAGTGCTTACAAAACCGCTGACAACCAATTAAGCACACGCATCAGTACCGCAGAGCAAACCGCTACTGATGCCAAAACAGCATTAGCCACCGCTCAAAGTCAGATGAATGCACGATTTGACAGCTTGTCCGTTGGGGGTAGAAATTTACTGTTTAACACAGCCAATTTCTCTGGTTACTCATCTTTTACCGACCGAGCAAGATATGCCAATATGGACAGCTTTGGGCGTATAGATACCATCAGTAGCGGTCATGTGGGGATATTGGTAAATACCAAATCAACGCACACAATCAAAGCAAATGAGCAAGCCATATTAAGTTTTGAGTATCGCACAGACATGCCCAATTTGCTTTATACCTACATCATCAATGACAATAAAAACTGGCGGATTGTGCCAAATCATAACGTTGCCAATGATGGGCAATGGCAAAAAGCCATCATGGGGTTTACCGCCCCAAAAGATTTGACAAATATCCGTGCTTTGATGGGTGCAATGTCTGCTCCTGTGGGCAGTTATTTAGAAATCCGCAAAGTCAAGCTAGAACGTGGTAACATCGCAACCGACTGGACACAAGCCCCAGAGGATTTGCAAGTTGATTTATCGCCCTATGCCACCAGTGCAAATCTTGATGAGTTTAAGCAGACACAGGCGGATAAAGATACTGCCACCGCCCAAAAGCTCTCTAAGCTACAAAGCGACATCGGCACAAAGGCAAATGCCACCGCCCTTAACAGCTTAACCACCAAAGTTAATCAAGCAGACGGCAAAATTACCGCCCAAACCCAAAGGCTTAACACCTTACAAAGCACAGTAAGCGGTAATACTTCAAGTATTAACACGCTTAGCCAGTCTTTGACAACAAAAGAGCGTGCGTTAAGCGAGCAAATTAACACCGCCAAATCAGAGCTTGGCGGACGTATTACACAAATAAGCAACGAAACACGCACGCTAAGCAACGCTAATAGAACAATTAGTGAGCAAATTAACACCGCCAAATCAGAGCTTAGCGGACGGATTACACAAATAAGCAACGAAACACGCACGCTAAGCAATGCTAATAGAACAGTTGGCGAGCGGATTGACCGCTTGGACAGTGAGCTTGGCGGTGCTGATAGTGTGAGTGATAACTTGCTTATTAATAGCAATAGAACGCTTGTCACAGGTGCTTATTTGATTGCAACTTATCGCATTAGCGAAACGCTTGCCAACGGCGATAAGGTGAGATTAACAGTTACCGCCCCACAGCTTGGCATTAATCGTACAGGCTTTATGGCGTATAACTCAAACTCAGCAGGCGGCTCAAAGCTTGCTGATATTAGTGAAAGCCAAGGCAGTGTTTACACCGCCGAATTTGAGTGGAATGTTGGTACTGGCGATAATAATGAAGTATGGCTTTATCATGATGCGTCAAGCACAAGAAGCATTTCAACGATTGCAAGTGTAAGCTTACAGAAAATCACAACAGGCTCAGGCTTAGCAAGCATTAAGTCAAGTGTTGCAAATCTTGAACGAACGCTAACAACAAACAATCAAAGCTTGTCCGAGCGGATTAACACCGTACAAACCACCCTAAACGGACAGACAGCGAACATAGAGCAGCACACCCAAAGCCTAAACGGCTTATCTGCCCAGTGGACTTTAAAGGTGCAAAGTGGCGGTGTGGTGTCAGGTATCGGCTTGGCAAGTAATAACGGCGTGTCTGATTTTGCTGTGCGTGCTGATAAGTTTTATATCACAAACCCAACAGGGGGCAACAAATCCCCCATGTTCACAGTAACAACACGCCCAACAACGCTAAACGGCACAACCGTACCTGCCGGGGTGTATCTGTCTGATGCTTACATTCAAAACGCATCCATCACCATGGCAAAAATCGCCGACAGCATACAATCGGATAACTATGTGGCAGGCAGACAAGGTTGGCGACTGTTCAAAGATGGCAGGTTTGAGCTAAACAACACCTTTGGCGATGGGTCAAGTTTGGAGCTAAACTCACAAGGTCTTACCGTATGGTATGACAAAGCCCAAGGCAAAAAAGCGGTAGAGCTTGGGATTTTACTATGATGACAGGACTAAAAGTATGGGACAGGCAGGGTAATTTATTGACCGACATCACAGGGCGATACCCCAAACTTATCCACAGCTTGACCATCGCCGAACGCACCAATCAGACGGTGAGTTACACGCCCCCTAATGGCACAGAGTTGCTTGTTGTTCCCATCTATTTGGGGCGTAACGATGAGAGTGTCCAAACCGCAACCGCAACCGATGAAGATGACGATGATACCTACACCTACAACCTTTGGCGTGTGGACATCACAAAAACAAAAGACGG